GACTGACATCGTCCAACCGTTGTCGAACTTAGCCCAGAATCCATCACCGTCTTCATTGAATTCAACCTGCACGAGACACCTCCCTTTTAACGTCTTCGATGTGCGCTTCCAACTGCTCCAAGACTTTCGTCTTGTTCCCCTTGAACCCGAACTCCGATTTAGCTAGAGCGTAGCAAGTGCGGCCCCTAGAGGACCGAATCCCTTTGATCTCTAGCTTGAGACCCGAAGCCATGACCATCAAACGGTAGAGAGGAATGTGTTCACCTGTAATAACCATCGTGCCGTGCTCGTTGGATTCGATCATCGTGTCTCCCTAGTTATATTGAACACCTTTAACATTTCACTATGGTAGTCTTTGGTTAACGCATTCAATCGTACTACGGTGTCGGCCAGAACCTCCCAGACAATTTTTAGGGACTCCATATCTTTGGAGTAACAATAGAATTCACTGGACTCTGAATCGAAGGTGAGATTGTCGAGTACAGATTGAGGAAGAACATCCTTCAACCAATACTGACATTCGTAGGGACCGAACTCACCCTTGGTACTGATTTTCTTTCTTGTCCCGAACCCTTCGACCCATCCGTTCAATACATAGCGGAGGGACCGAACACCGGGAGTCTCAGAGATGGTCAGTTCAAACTTGACTGAGCCATCAATGGTACTCGCAAATTGCGTGTGATCCCCGTCAACCCACCTCCCTGGCCGCACTGTTGGGTGCGTAGTCATCCTAGCACCTCCCTTTCATATCTCTCGTCGTCTTCTGACTCACGATCAGCCTTGAGTGCATCCCATCCATACGGTGCCTGAGAATAGTGGTAGTCGTCACGCCACTTGCTCCTACACCACCGCCACATATCACCATCCCCTATGTACCCGGAGGATGCACCGTCTGACCAATCCTCTGTATTGAGATAGTAGAGCCGTCGCATGGCAGTCCACGGATTCGTGTAGCGGTACTCATTTGAGAAGTATCCGGTGTCACAACAGAATCCGTTAGACACCACAAAGCACTCGCCATGTCTGAGCCGTGCGTAAGTCAGCTTGATGAACGCACCCACGAAGCGCAGATACCAGAGTGTATTCCGCACCATCCGGCGTACTATCCGGCGCACATAAAAGACAGGTGGAAATATTCTCCAGAAGTTATCAAGAACTTTGCGAGCCCATGCTCTTCCTAACTTCCGATCCCGCACCATAAGCAAGTGCAGTACTGGGACATGGCAGAGCATCTTCATGTCACGCCTGAAGAGTGTGACTGCCTCAACATTTACCAATCGTTTCATTGGCGATCCCTCCGGTTAGTGTTTTACTTCCCCCTCTACTGCGTCTACGCAATTCCAAATATTGCCCATAGATGTCATAGTTCCGTTGAGCGGCGGGAAGAACTCTTGACCTTCACAGGCCAAGGCTTCCGGTTTGCCTGCGAAGATTCGCGAATCAGCAACGATGATATAGCGGTCACAATCTGCGAATGATGTCTCGCCATCAGAAGCTAAGTCACCGGCCTTGAGGATTCCGGTCACGGTGCCAGTCACATAGCAAGCACGTTCGCCTTCCAGATCACGAGTGGACTCTGGGAAGTCAAAGCTGTGGACGCGCTTCCCGATTAGATCTTCAGCTACTTCATTTCGTGCCATGATCCCCCCTTATTTCTTTCGTGAAAGATACTGATCTACTTCCTCTCATCCGGCCAACCGCAGAAGATGCACTGATCCATTGCACGATCCTCAATACCGTTGTAGACGCAGAGCCCTACCGGAGACTCGGCGCACCCCCAACCTTCTGGTCCCAACTTGGCGTAACCCATGTGCTCTTCGGGTACGACTACATCTAGAATACGAGAGATTGTAGAGCCCGCCTCCCTCTGGATCTGCATCATCGACATGAGCATGATCTTCCTGTCCATCTGGTTCCAACGCATAGCCTACTCCTCCTCCTTCTCAGGTGGAACAACACCATATTGACTGAACACCCCCTCCTCACACCACTTACATTCGGGAGGCCCGTCAATCGGATTGTGATAGAACTCATGCGAGCAAACACAACAGCGCACCCATGGGAAACCCCATCGTGTATCCTTCTCCAGTACTTGGATCTTGGAGTGTGCCATTTAATTTTCCCTGTTACTGCAAGGTGTGAGTAGCCCAACGATTCATAAAACCAACAACATTGGTTAGTTCGTCACCCGGACCGCCTTCTACAATGTCGTAGTATCCCTTCGGGGGCCACGCGACATGTCGCACTTCATATGGGTCAGTGTCATTAACGAAGGCATATGTCTCTGCCTCAGCTTCTGTCCGAAACCATTCCACTGACCAGACACCTTCGGGGTGAATGCTGTCCCGATATCTCAGTCTCCACATTTAATTCTTCTCCCTTAGATTGCCATCTCTTTTCTAGCTTGGTCGATCAACTCCCTCTGATCTTTTTGAGTGAGATTATCAAACGTATGCAGCCAGTCTTCTCCCGGTAGCTTCAACGCATCTTCAATATATCTTTTGTATGGCTGTAGCTGTCGATTCGCTGCATCCCACGCTTCTTTCTCCTTGAACCACTCATCAAAATCCATATTACCACGACTAGGTACAAATGACATTCAGCAACCTCCCTTTCTTTCGTGAAAGAAACTGACCTACTCTACTATCCATGCTGAACCATCTTCCAGTAGATACGCTGTCCGTGCTGAGTCTAGCCTTGAAAGAACGGTGAATTTGATGAGAACTTGCCTTGCTTGGCTCGGAAACGCTTCACACTGTATTTAGACTTTTTGCTAGGATCGCGTTTGCCTTCCGAATCCAAGTAGCTTGAAGCCATCTTGGCTTTGCGCTTGGCCGATACTTTCTTTTTGCTTCTCTTCATGGGGGTTTCTCCTCACTAAGGATGGATCTCACTTGTTCGTTCCAGCTATACCGTACCTACGCCATGCAATGGCATCGGTAACGTCCCTGATCGCACTGTAGCCATGATGGTAACCGCCTTTCGATATCCGGCGGGTATACTCACCTATGAACTGACCCTCACGCTTAGCCCTACTGTTCTTGCGTGAGTCCCGGTCATAGCCCGCTACAAAGCGGACACCGAACCTATCCCATAACTCATCCGTGAACCTGACGATGATCTTGTCAGCACGTTTCTGACAGCGTTTACCGTCAGAAGTACAAGCGAACTGTGCTTTCCTGTAAGCTGTGGGATTGATTAGTGCCAACTTTTTCGGCACTATGTTGAGGCGCATTATCACCTCCACGTTGGAAGGAATAGGATACCTCTATGGATACTTCTAAGGCTAAGGGATTGCCCCTAACCCCTAAACAATCGGCGTTCTGTGGCTTCGTGGCTGAAGGGAAGAACTACACCGCTTCCTATCGCCTGGCCTACAACGCTAAGAATATGTCCAACAACGCTATCAGCATTGAAGGGCATAAACTTATGAAGCAAGAACACATCAAAATTCAAGTTGACTTGCTGAAAGCAAACAACTCGACAGCTACCAAAGCACACGAACATACCCGCCAAGCTTGGATACTTGAGCGTCTCAAAGAAGAAGCACTCGACCTAGATAACAACGCTTCGACGCGAGTACGTGCCTTGGAATTGCTAGGTAAAGGAGCGGGATTGTTTGACTCCTCAACCACAGTAGTCGTCGAGAATCGCACACCCAGTCAGATTGAAGCTGAGTTGACTGAGAAGTTGGAGATACTGTTTGACTGATAGCACCCACAGAAAACCATTGTCTTGTCTACTGTCTCGTATCTTTCGTGAAAGATACTTGACTAAAAACAGGTAGTCAGGTTCGACCCTGACTACCTGTACCGTGAAATGACTTCACCTGAGCCGTTCGCATCGGGTCCGATGCCCGCTTTAGCAGATTAAGAACGGCGGCCCCTCACGGACTACAAACAGAGAGTCAGATTTGACCCTGACTTACTGTAGTGACTGACTGACTGACTGACTGACTGACTGACTGGTAATTTTTTCAGCGAAAAAAAAATAGAAGAAAAGAAAAAAGGGACCGGGTGGTTTTCCGCTATCTCAGCGTTGCCCCGGTCCCTCATTGTATTAGCTCACCTAAGTGGATCGGACCTCAGTTTACGATATCAGTTTGGCGATTTCTTCTTGCGAATACTTCGCTTCAATCGCTTCACCAATACTAGCGGATTGTTTCATAGCGTCCGCTCGTGTCCTTCGGTCCTGAAACCCGCAAGGAAACTCCTCGCGATATTGCCTATAGACAGCGGACCACATAGCGGAGTTATCCACTTTGATTGCGTCCGCCATCGCTACCGCTTCAGTGTGCAAATTCCGACTTTCGGAAGCTTGCGCCACTGCGAAGGAACGTACGACACCGTCAACCTTATGGTGACAAGTGATCGAACCCCTAGAAGCATCGAACATCAAGGAGTCCGTACGTTGTCTAGCGAACCTACCTAGACTCGCGAACGTCGCACCCTCTTCTGTAGCTACTGCGAGGACACTCTCTAAATGGTCCTCAGCTACGCGAGCGATAGCCCACAGTGGCTTGAACAATTGAGAGATTGAATTTTCGCTCAGCTTGCGGAGGTTCTTTAACTCCTCCACTCCTAATTCAGCTTCTCTCCCAACGTCTCTAACCATCGACGCTAGAAACTGCCCCATGTGAATGTGGACATCTGCTAAGGAGTGTCCTGTCTCTAGCGCCCATACGACAACGTCTAGAACGCGAGCGTTCCACGTTGCCTGATTAGCTCCGGCTTTTCCTTTGGTAGTAACCACATTGAACAGTGGCACTGCTAAGGTCTTGACTTGTGCCCCGATTGCCTCAAGGGCCTTCACCGCTTTTGAAGCGGCTTTTTTAGTCTTTGTAGCCATAAATCAAATCCCTTTGAATCTTTATTGAAAGATAAGAAGAGACCCGATCCACTATGGTGAGCTTGGTTCTTGTTGGCGTCATTCGCTATTCGCCACTTTGGACGCATCGAATGTCCTTGACTTCAATCTTTCGCGAAAGATGCGAAAGACCATATCGAGACCAACAGTGTAAAGGTAATAGAAGTGATCGGTCTTTTGTACCCCTAAACCGGAATTGTTGCGTGTAGAACATTCGGGTTTTGTTCGGTACGGATTTCAGCCTACCCCTTGACAAATGGCTAAGGGGTCCAACCATGACTTGCGGGATTTGTTCGGGAGCCAGATAAGGCTCGCCTAAACCTATTTTTAGGCTTACCTAAACTTATGGGGTACCCCCGACCCCCCCTTTTTTCGTCGCGCCCCGGCGCGGGGGGAAAAGACGGTTTTGCGTATCCTATGACAGAATTTCAAAATCTTCTTCATCTTTCCGGCTCTAGATTATATCTAGCTGGTTTAATCTAGCTGGTATAATCTAAGTTTTTTTGTTTTGGTATATATCTGGTCTGGATTAATCTAGCTGGTATATACTAGTACTAGTATAGGGGGGGGTAATTTCTTAAAATAAAGCCTTCCCCTTTTCTTGTACAGAATTTTTATATAATTTTTGAAAATGGATATTGCCACGATACAAAGTCAGATCGGCTCATTGCCTCCCGACAGGCAGCATGAGATCCTTGGGTTGCTTGACGAGTTATCCGATGCTCGTATCAGGCAAGAAGCAAACAAAGACTTCCTGGCATTCGTGAGGGAAGCGTGGCCCGCGTTCATAGAGGGCAATCATCATCGTGTGATGGCAGATGCGTTCAATCGTATCGCGAGCGGCGAGTTGAAGCGTTTGATCATCAACATGCCTCCACGCCATACCAAATCCGAATTCGCATCTCATTTGTTCCCTGCTTGGTATCTAGGCAAGTTTCCTGATCGCAAGGTTATCCAAACGGCTCATACTGCGGAATTAGCCGTTGGCTTTGGCCGCAAGGTTCGTAACCTCGTGGGCTCTCCCGAATATTCAACGATGTTTCCCAATGTTGCACTGAGTGTGGACTCGAAAGCTGCGGGACGTTGGAACACGAACAAAGGTGGCGACTATTTCGCTATCGGAGTTGGTGGTGCCGTTACGGGTAAGGGCGCGGACATCCTGATAGTCGATGACCCGCACTCAGAGCAGGAAGCGGCATTGAACGATCCCGATGTCTACAACAAAACGTATGAGTGGTACACGTCCGGTCCACGCCAGCGTCTACAACCGGGTGGCGCGATTTGTTTGGTGATGACCCGTTGGTCGAAAAAGGATCTGACGGGTCAGATTCTCAAGGCTTCCATCCAAAGGGGTGGTGCCGACGAATGGGAGATCATCGAACTGCCAGCGATCCTTCCTAGCGGCAAACCGTTGTGGCCCGGCTTTTGGCCGTTAGAGCAACTTGAATCTCTCAGGGCGGAACTCCCGGTCTCGAAGTGGAGTGCTCAGTATCAGCAAGATCCGACTTCGGAAGAAGGCGCGATCATCAAACGCGAATGGTGGAAAGAATGGAAAGAGAAGAAACCACCACATTGCGAATTCGTGATACAGTCATGGGACACGGCGTTCCTTGCGAAAGAGACCGCCGATTACAGTGCTTGCACGACGTGGGGGGTATTCCATACCGAAGACCGTGAGGTCAAGATCGTTCTTCTCGACGCGCTCCAAGAACGTCTGGAATTTCCCGACCTGAAAATTCGTGCGTATGAGATGTACAAGGAATACAAGCCCGACGCTTTTATCGTGGAAGCGAAAGCAGCGGGTAGCCCGTTGATCTTCGAGCTTCGCAGGATAGGGATTCCCGTTGCCGAATACACACCGGGCAGGGGTAAGGATAAAGTTGCCAGGGTAAACGCGGTATCAGACCTCTTTTTCAGTGGGCACGTCTACGCTCCGAAAACCCGTTGGGCCGAAGAAGTGATAGAGCAATTTGCATCTTTCCCGTTTGGCGATCATGATGATCTGGTAGATTCCTCGACACAGGCGTTGATCAGGTTCAGACAGGGCGGCTTCATAAGTCTGGACAGCGACGACCCATGGAATGATCTGCTGCCTGGTCGCAAGGCGGATTATTACTAATAACCGGGTACAAACAATGAGAGAATCCTATTCCCGCATGGTGCTTCGCACTAAAATGCTTGGTGACAGCGAAACGATGGGCTTCACCTTGAATTCCAGCGGTGAATGGGAGAAATCGAACAGTTACGCTACCGTGGGCTCGCATGTCGAGGCGACGGGCATGGTAACATCTCCTGACACGTTTGTAGACGGCACTGCCGCGACTTGGAACGTCAAAGTCGAATCGAACATCTCGCCTGAGTACAAAAAAGAATATGATGATGTGCCTACTGGCACTTCGGTCAGCTATTCGATACCGACAAATTTTGGCGACACCAAAATCACGATCAAAATATGGTCGGCTCGCGGAAGCGCAGATGCCGGTGTCCAGGGCAATCTGGAAATGTCCGACTGATGGTCGCTATTTCCGAAAAAAAATGTCTGAGCATTATCTAGATCGTGGCAAATACGGAAAAACGGGAAAGACTCAGGATATGGATAAACGCTTGAAGCATATGGCTCCATCCGATAAGCTCAAGATGTACGGTCAGCTTCTTTTGACTGCTCAACGATTTATGTTGAAGGGCAAATATCCATCTGCCGATTTGGTTCGTGGTGATGCCGAAAAGATCCTGCTCCACTTTGAAACAACGATGGATTGATTTATCGTATAGCATGAAAACAGAAAACTTATCTGAGCAGCTTTTGGATATCGGTGTCGAGGATGCTTTGGTGATGGACGGTTACAATGATTGTGTAATCGGCATTTTGGAAAGATTCGGCATGGAATCCATCGTCCTGTATGACAAGGAGAAGGTTCTGGGAAAACTTGTGGATGATGGCTGCACCTATGAAGAGGCTATCGAATTCTACGAATACAATCAGTTAGGCGCGTGGGTAGGTGACGGCACACCGGGATTTCTGATCAGATTGCCCGAATCGGTGCCTAATCGCAAGGCGGATTACTATTAGCTATCTACAGCACGACATCCTAGCGGTTGCGGGCGAGACTCCTACCTGTAGTCTCTGTGGCGAGCAGACAGAAGTCGGTGGCCTGTGGATGGGGCAGGAGGATATCGTTGTTTGCAGCCACGCTTGTGCGAAGAAGGTAATACTGCTGGCTCTCGACGCAATTTCTGGTGCTGACGGCCCTATGCCATACGCAGAGTGGATGAAGCTGGCGGATAAATCCTATGATCGGTGGGAACGATACAATGTATTACAGCAGGAAAAACATAGGGATTTTGTGGATTCGTTATGACAGGACAGAAAGTTCCTCCCGGTTATTACGTCAGTAATAGTTCCGATGCGGATGTATTCTACGCGGACAAAAACGGCAATTTCTATTTCAAGAAGGAAGTCGGAGACAAGTGGTCGCGCACCGACAAATGGAATTTCGACCATATCTGCGATGTCGAAACCGTCAACGAGCAACAGGGCGTGTCCGGTTCCGTCGATTTACATGACGGCAGGGGCATCGAAGTCAAGGTCAGTGCCCATATTGGTGTTACCGTATCGGACGTGATGAAATGGCATTACGTCAACCCGGATGGTAATCAGGCGACGGTATGGGCTGGACCGGAAGGTGGGCCGGGCGACGGGGTGAGTGTGGATGCGGGTGTCTGGTACGACAAGGAAGGCAACATCCACATGAAGTTATCGACCTGTGGTGTGATTCCGCATGTGGCGTTTGGCACCGATTTGGTCATCAATCCGAAAACAGTAGAGAATCTGGATAAGCCCACCGAAAGCGATAAGCAGTTCTCCAAAGGTTTGACTGAGGGGCTGACATTGGGTATTTCCGACAAGGCACCGCCAGTGATTACGCATACCGTTGCTACTTTGCATAAGGTTGCGGACGATCTTGGAAAGCTCGTTTGACCATGCTAGACTCATGGCACTCCAACAGAGTGATTAAATGGCGATAGACAAACCCCTTGGTGGGTTACTTGACCAAGACGATTTCGAGATGGGTCCAGAAGGGCTTCTCGTGGCGGAAGAGGAGATGCCTATTGGCGACTCTCTTGTCACCGAACTAGAAGATGGTGGTGTTGAAATCGATTTTGATCCTATGGCAGATCTCATGGGTGCCGGGACCGAAGAGTTCGATTCCAATCTCGCTGAGTATGTCGATGACAAAGAGCTTCGTACATTGGCAAACGATTGCATATCAATGTTTGATTCCGATAAGAGCAGTCGTTCTGATTGGGAGTCCACCTACAAAGAGGGCCTTGATCAGCTAGGCTTGGAAATTGAGGACCGTACCACCCCGTGGGCTGGAGCTTGCGGCGTGTTCCATCCGATGCTCTCCGAATCCGTCGTGCGATTCCAGGCACAGACGATCCAAGAAATCATGCCAGCCAAGGGTCCGGTTAAAACACAGATTTGGGGTGTTCTGACCGATGACCGCGAGAAGCAAGCGCAGCGTGTTCAAAATTACATGAACTATCAGCTTATCGAAGTGATGACCGAATATCGGTCTGAAACCGAAAAGCTGCTGTTCAGTCTGCCGCTTGCCGGATCAGCGTTCCGCAAAATCTATTTTGATCCTTCGTTGGGCAGACCGACTTCGATGTTTGTTCCGGCAGAAGATTTCGTCGTGTCGTACAACGAATCCGAACTAGAGCAAGCAGAGCGTTATACCCATGTCATGAACCGAAGCACGAATCAGGTGAGAAAGCTTCAGGTGAGTGGGTTCTATCGTGATGTTGAATTGACGACATCGTATATCGAAGAAAATCCAATCACAAGCAAATTCAATGAGATCGGTGGCGTTAGCCCTTCGTGGGATAACAACGAACGGCATCAGCTTCTTGAAATGCATTGTGACATAGACATACCGGGATTTGAAGATCCCGATGGAGTGGCATTGCCTTATGTCATCACCATCGACAAAAGCAGTTCCACGGTTCTATCGATTTACAGGAACTGGGCGGAAGAAGATCCACACAGGATCAAGAAACAACATTTCGTTCATTACGGATATGTTCCCGGCATTGGATTCTATAATCTGGGACTGATCCACATGATCGGTGGCCTCGCCAAGTCGGCTACCAGCCTGCTTCGGCAGTTGGTCGATGCGGGCACTCTCTCAAATCTGCCTGGAGGGCTGAAGACCCGTGGACTCAGAATCAAAGGAGACGACACGCCGATCATGCCCGGAGAGTTCAGAGACGTTGATGTTCCGGGCGGCGTTATTAGAGACAATATCACTTTCCTTCCTTATAAAGAGCCTTCTTCGGTCCTTTATCAGTTATTGGGCAACATTGTGGAAGAAGGTCGGCGCTTTGCGTCCATGGCGGACCTTAAAGTAGCCGACATGAATCAGGAGGCACCTGTCGGTACGACACTTGCCATCCTTGAAAGAGCGATGAAAGTGCAGTCTGCTATCCAGGCTCGTATCCATGCGAGTCTCAAACAGGAATATAAAATCCTCGTTGGGATCATCCGCGACTATACGTCACCGGATTATCCTTATGAAACCGAAGAGGGAGAGGGGATCAAGGTTCAAGATTTCGATGACCGCATCGACGTTGTCCCCGTTTCGGACCCCAATGCTGCGACGATGGCTCAACGAATCATGCAATACCAAGCGGCCATGCAGTTGGCACAACAATCGCCCGGTTTGTATGACATGCCGCTCCTCCATCGCGAGATGATGGATTTGATCGGCATCCCGAACGCGGACAAGATCGTTCCGAAACCGGATGAAGCTCATCCCACGGACCCGGTCAGCGAGAACGAAGACATTCTCACGCTGAAGCCCGTCAAGGCGTTTGAGTACCAAGACCATGAAGCACACATGAGGGTGCATATGGTGCTCAAGAATGATCCGCAGATTAAGGAACAGATGAAGAACAACCAAATGGGCAGTGCGATTAATTCTGCTCTAGATGCCCATATCCGAGAACACTTGGCATTCATCTTCCGCGATCAAATCGAAGAAGAGCTTGGTGTTCCGCTTCCCCCGGCGAACCAGCCGTTGCCGAACGATGTCGAGAAGCGGCTTAGTACGTTGGTTGCCGACGCGGCTGACCAGATGTTGGGCAAGAAGAAGGCTAAGGCGAAAGCGGAGAAGGACGCGCAGACGCAAAAAGATCCTATCGTGCAGCAGCGTGAGAAGGAACTACAGATCAGACAACAGGATGTCCAGCGTCGAGCGCAAGCGGATCAAGCTAAATCGCAGTTGGAGCAGCAGAAGCTTGCGGCCACACAGCAAGCGGGTCAGGAGAAGAATCAGATTGAGCGCGAGAAGATCGCCTCCAAAGAACGTTCCGATGCCGCTGCGCTGGAACAAGAACGCCAGGAAATGTTACTTAAATCTCAGATTGATCAAGAACAGTTTGATGCTGAACAAGAGGTTGAAGGCGTTAAGGTTGGATTGGAGCAAGAAAAGTTCAAGGCCGAACAGGAATCTGATGCCGTGAAACTCAGGTTGGAACAAGAAAGGTTTGACGCCGAACAAGAAGCTGAAGGCGTGAAGTTTGGCTTGCAGATGTCGGAGAAAAAGAAGGATGAGTGACAGCGATGATGTTCTCTCGTTGCTTAAAAAGAAATTGAGGGATCAGATGAACGAGATAGCCGATTCGGTTTCCATTGGTTCGGCACAAAACATTGAAGAATATCGTAAGATGTGCGGTATCATCGAAGGATTGGCGCGGGCTGAACGGGATATTTTGGATATAGAGGATCGACTTAGAGAGTTTTAGTCTTATTCACGTTAGTACCATGTGGTTATACCAATCAATCGCCTTATAGGCGCAAAAAACGAGAGGTCCAAGTGGCTACGCTCGCAGCAGAAGTTGTTGAAGAACAAGATCCACGTTATGCATCGCAATTACCGGAGCCAAAGGGCTACAAACTCTTAATTGCACTCCCAGAAATAGAGGAAACCACCGAAGGTGGCATTATCAAGTCTGCTGAATCCCAACATCAGGAGTCCATTGCCACCGTTGTGGGGTGGGTTATGTCCATGGGACCAGATGCTTACGTCAATTACGGCAGATTTCCCAATGGGCCGTACTGTCAGGTGGGTGATTGGGTCGTTTTTCGCGCTTTTTCGGGCACCAGAATCAAAATTCATGGCAGAGAGTTCCGTTTGATCAACGATGACACCGTAGAAGCGGTCGTAGAAGACCCCAGAGGGGTGGAGAGAGCCTAAAATGAGTGATGAAATCGGAAGGATGAGCAAAGAAGACAAGTTTTTGGGCGTTAGAACCACGATTGAGCCTCCTGCGGACGCAGATACGGGTACTGACGGTGAGGTTAAGGTCGAAGTCGTGGATGACCGCCCAGTAGAGGACCAAAGGGCTCCTTCGGAGGCAGTGGCCGATGATGATGGCTCTGCATCGGACGCAGAACTTGCACAATTGGGAAATCGCGCCCAAAAACGCATAAAAAAGCTGAAATGGGAGTACCACGAAGAGCGTAGGGCCAAAGAAGCGTCAGATCGCCTTGCAAATGAGGCTGTCAACTACACACAGAACCTTCAAGTTGAAAATCAGCGGCTTTTGAAGCTTATTCAGGACTCTCAAGACGCTTTGACGGCGCAAAGTAAGAATCGGGCAGACGTTTCACTCACAATTGCCCAAGAAAACTTCAAAAGAGCGCATGAATCGGGTGATAGCGAACAAATCACCATTGCACAGCAGCATTTGACTAATGCACAGCTTGCCCAAGCCTATGCTCCTGCGGTTTCGCAAAAAATTATCGATAATTGGAAGCAGCAGGTGATGGCGGAGGATCGACAGGTTGCGAATCAGCAACAACAGTACGTTCCAGAGCCGATTCAGCCAGATGCGAAGGCGATGGAGTGGCAAGATCGTAATTCTTGGTTTGGCACCGACAAGGAAATGACCAGCTTTGCTTATGGTGTACACGAGAGGTTGGTTGCAGACGAAGGTATTGACCCAGAGTCTGAACAATATTATGAATTGATTGATTCTCGTATGAAAGAAGTCTTTCCTACGCAATTCGGTGATAATGGCCAGCGCACCAGTTCTACGATGGTTGTTGACACTGCACCGCCTCAAAGAAAATCCGTGGTAGCGTCTGCTTCTAGAAATAGCGGAGTCATGCCACGCACCGTCAGGTTGACGGAGACCCAAGTCAAACTCGCGAAACGTTTGGGACTTACTCCTCAGCAATATGCTGCTCAGGTAATGAAGGAGATGGTCTAATGGCTAAAGAACGCGCTCCACGGAAACCAAGGGAACTCGAAAGCCGTGAAAAGGAAATTCGGGAACAATCTTGGGAACCCGCTTCCATACTTCCAGACCCAGAACCGCAGGACGGATGGGTGTTCAGATGGATACGAACTTCTATGGTAGGCAGTCCAGACAACACGAATGTGTCAAAGCGTTTTCGTGAAGGATGGGAACCTGTCAAATCCGAAGATCATCCAGAACTTCAGATTATGAGCGATCATAAGTCGGAATGGGGAGAGAAGGGTGGTATTGAGGTTGGTGGATTATTGCTCTGCAAAGCACCAGATGAGTTGGTGGAACAAAGGCGTGCCTATTACAGGAATCACGCCGAATCGCAGATGCAAGCAGTTGATAACAATTACATGCGTGAGAGCGATCCACGGATGCCTGTTCTCGCGCCTGATCGTAAAACTCGTGTAGCGTTTGGTAAGGGAACTCGCTGAATGCTGCTCGACTGACATTCAGAGGTATATATGGCTACTACAGCAGCCCCATACGGGGCCAGACCCATTGGCACTCTTAGTGCTTCGGGTTCATTCACCAGCAAGACTAGAAATCTGCCGATTATCACGACTTACGGCACACAGATTTCTAATGGTGATTTCGTGAAGGTCGCATCGGATGGTACTATCGCGAAGGATACTGGTACTACCGCTCTGACCGCAGTTGGAATCTTCTTGGGTTGCTCTTATACGGACCCGACTACTAGCCAGAAGACGTTTTCAAATTATTGGCCTGCATCGAATGCGGCCACTGATGCGATGGCGTATGTGCTTGACGATCCTTTCGTCGTTTTCCAGATGCAATCCGACGAAGCGTTGAACACCACGGATCGTGGACTCAATGCATCCGTTGTTGTGACAGCCGGTAATACTACTTTCGGTAAGTCCAAGAACGCACTTGATGGTAGCACTCCAGCAACAACGAACACGCTGCCCCTTCGCATTATCGATTTCGTTGACGGGCCTAGCAGCCTGCCCCCGAAGGGGACTACGGCGAGTGATACTTATCCAGATGTTATCGTGAAGTTCAATGCTGCGTCTAGCGGGTCAGCTTCTAATCATTCCTATTTGAACGCCACAGGCGTTTAGGAGACTGACAAATGGCTATTTCACGCGCACAACTTCTAAAAGAACTACTTCCGGGCTTGAACGCGCTCTTCGGGATGGAGTATGCTCGTTATGACGATGAGCATTCTGAAATCTACGAGACGGAAAGTTCGGATCGGTCCTTTGAAGAAGAAGTGAAGCTTTCGGGCTTCGACGCTGCACCCGTGAAGGATGAGGGTGACGCGATTTCGTATGACGCCGCACAGGAGAGCTTTACGGCTCGTTACAATCACGAGACTATCGCCATGGGCTTTGCCATCACGGAAGAGGCTATGGAAGACAATCTCTATGATTCCTTGTCGGCTCGTTACACCAAGTCCTTGGCTCGCGCCATGGCTCACACCAAGCAGGTTAAGGCTGTTGTTCCATTGAACAATGGGTTTACCAACGCTTATCAGAGCGGCGACGGTGTAAATCTTTTCACGGCGTCAAGTGATGGCGTAACTGGTGGTGACGGTCACCCGCTCGTTTCAGGTGGCAAGAACTCCAACCGTCCAGCGACTGCCGTTGACCTCAACGAGACTTCTCTTGAGGCCGCTGTAATTCAGATTGGCAAATGGACCGATGAGCGTGGCCTGATGATCGCTGCTCGTCCCCAGACGCTCGTTATCCCGCCCGATTTGCAGTTCGTGGCGACACGGGTAATGAAATCTGAGCTTCGTCCTTCAACTGCGGACAACGACATCAACGCAGTGCGTTCGATGGGTGTTGTTCCTGGCGGGACAGTTGTGAATCACTTCCTGACCGATACGGATGCGTGGTTCCTTCTTACCGACATTCCGAATGGGATGAAGCACTTCAATCGTGTGTCCCTGGAAACGAGCATGGACGGTGATTTCGATACCGGAAACGTTCGCTACAAGGCTCGCGAGCGGTACAGCTTTGGTGTCTCCGATCCCCTTGGGATCTGGGGTTCACCCGGAGCGTAGTATAAAGACGCAAAAAGCCAACTCCGTTTTTTGCGGTGAAATAGTGCCGCCGAGAGGTTCGCGTTAGTTAGATTGGCTCATTAAGTTGGGTGAGTCCTGACAGTGGGGTGACGCGGCCAGAGTACAATAGTATAGATGAAGGGCGGGTGCGATCAAGTTGTCAATTTACACGCAGTTGACGACAACCCAAGCGCTCATCGTTTGATCGTGCCCGCCCTGAATCTCGTTCTGGGATACATAGTCCCGGCGACTGGCCCAGCAGACGTTACAAAGACTTCGGGACGAATCCTTTTGTAAGAAGGTAAAGTTATGGCTAACACAACTTTTTCAGGACCAGTCAGATCCGAAGACGGATTTGACGTAGTATCGAAAAGCTCAACAACGGGCGCATTCACGACGGAATTCAGCTTAGACGGATCGGGGTTGCAGGTTACTCCCATTACGTTCAGTGATGCCGACACCACCCTGACTGCCACTGCTAATGCTGGCAGGGTCAATGTTGTTCCGGCGATCACCGGAAACCGGACACTCACCCTTCCGTCGCCTACGGCGGGGGTGTGGTTCAAGTTTATTTATGGTGGTGCGGCAGAAGAGGCGGAGAATCTGATCTTTGATACGGGTTCCGACACCAATTACTTCATTGGTGGTGTTATCCATTTGGATTCCAACGCAGATAATGTTTCCGTGTATGCCGATGGTAATTCAAACTCTATACTAACCTTGACGGATTTTGGTTTATTTGAAATCAATATTCTGGCGAAAGATTCAACAAATTGGATCATTTGGGGTCATCAGGAAGGTGCAGATGTACCTGCCTTTTCCGATCAGTAAGAGATGATTAGTTGAATTGAGATAAGGCCACTCATCTAGGATTGGCCCTCTCGCGAGGGTTGATTCCGGGACCGTCGTTCGCGTGTCTGCCAAGACTTTGCGCGGACGGCGGTGGGGTGGGTAGTCGTATCTCCTATTGCGAACGGGGCTAAGAGTCCTGTCCTCGCGGGGAGAATCAGAAGATGGCTGATGCAGTAACGTCTCAAACTATCCAAGACGGCGACCGCATCGCCGTTATGAAATTCACCAATATCTCCGATGGTAGTGGTGAAGCCGCAGTTACGAAGGTCGATGTATCCGCACTTCAAGCTGAATCCGGTACGGGAAGAGCCTGCGATGGCGTGACGATTCAGCAGATGTGGTACGACTGTTCCGGTATGACCGTAGATATTCTCTGGGACGCCAGCACTGATGTTATCTGCTGGACGCTCAGTGGCTACGGATTCTACGATTTCCGCCAGGCTGGACCCCTTATAAATAATGCGTCTAGCCCAACCGGGGATGTAAATTTCACCACTACAGGCCACTCAAGCGGTGATCGTTATACCGTTATGATGGCAATGAGGAAGAGCTACTAATGGCTAAAAAAAGTACTGATAAGGAAAATACTTCCTTTCCCGAGTATAATGAGGTTGCAAAGAAAAAGGCGGCGATTGATCATAATTGGGGTTATTACAGCAAATTGGTCGCCAATTATCCCGATCATGAAGAAGAAGTGGCCCATACTAGTCATATTGCTTTGGAGTATCCCGACTGGAAGGCGTTTTAATTATGCCGTTCAAGAGCGAGAA